GGGACACTACGGGAGATGGTAAATGGCTTGGCCCTGTTAAAGAAAAAGTTTTAGGTAAAGTAGATGATGTATATATAAGAAAAACTCTTATAGATGTTTCAGCGTTTAATTATAGAGAAACACCGGGATTTGAAGGATGGAGAATCAGAATAGTTCGCATAACTCCTGAATCTTTAACTTCATTTTTAAAGAATATGAGTTTTGTAGATTCTATCGTTGAAATCTATGGAACAACTTTGCGTTACCCTTATTCCGCAATGGTCTACTCTCAATTTGACGCAAGATCTTTTAGCCGCATACCAGCAAGAGCTTACGACACACGTTTAATTAAGGTAAAAGTTCCTAATAACTATAACCCTATTGCTAAAACTTACGGAAACAGCTCTGATACTGATATAGAAGACCGCGTAGGATGCGAGCATTTTTATAGTACCAGTAAACAGCACTGGATAAGAAATAATACGGGGGTAACAGTATCTTGGGACGGAGAGTTTAAAAGGACAGACGATAACTTGGCTCCAGCACTTAGAAAAGGGGAATATGTTAGAGAATGGACTGATAACCCTGCTTGGTGTTTTTACGACCTAATGACTAACCCTCGTTATGGATTGGGAGAGTACATAGAAGAAGATAGAATAGATAAATGGACTTTATATGAAATTGCTCAGTATTGCGATTGCTTAGTTCCCGACACTTACGGAGGATTAGAGCCGCGATTTACTATTAACTATATTATAACTACGCGTGAAGATGCTTTTAAAGTCCTAAATGATTTGACTTCTATATTTTTAGGTATTGCCTACTATGCAAACGGAAACGTATTTGCCGTACAAGATAAATATAAAGACGCTGTATACCAATTTAACAATTCCAATGTTCTAGAAGGCAACTTTACCTACTCCAGTTCTTCAAAAACTGCTCGTCACAGTGTTGCGGTAGTTAGGTACAATGACAAAAAGAATTTATTTCAGCCCGCTATTGAATATTTGGAAGATGAAGAAAGCGTAAGAAGATATGGTATAAGAGAAATAGAAACTACAGCTTTGGGCGCTACTAGTCGCGGTCAAGCTCGTCGTTTTGCTAAATGGATACTATCGAGCGAAGCTCAAGAAACTGAAACGGTAAGCTTCTCGGCAGGGCAAGAAGGCGCTTATATAATGCCCGGAGATGTAATTCAAATCTATGATAACTTTAGAACATCTTTAAAATACAGCGGCCGAACAAATGCTGTTATACCTTTAACAGCAAATTATACTAATGCAAATCCAGCGGTGGTAACCCCCGCAATCTCTAACAAATTTAACAGTATAATTATTGATCAAGCTTTAAACTTTACTGATAACACTCTTTATAAATTTTCATTATTAACTCCAACGTACAATACTAATACGGGAGACGCCAATGAAATTAGAAGACCTCAGATACAAAACTTATTATTTAGCGGTGCTCATACTACTACCATAACAGGAAATTATAGATCTGATTTAAGCGGCGTTTGCACTCAAATATATTTTAATACTGGCACAGCTTTCGGCGGAACTGGTAATCAATTTGATTTTGATAATTATGTTATAACCGGATATACAAATACAGGTGTCCAAACTGCTGGTAACGATATACCACCACTATTACCTGCAGAGGTAACTAGCGCCCCTTATTCCGGAGGGTGTTTTTCGGGTGAAAATTTAATATGGAGTGTTGAGCCTAATGACCCTAATGATGCAGAGGTTATTAGCGGAAGTTACTCTAACTATAAAGTTGTAAATATCGCCGAGAACGAAGGTACTTATGATATTTCTGCATTAGCTTACTCTACAGGAAAATATGACGAAGTATATAACTCAGCTAATTTGACTTCTACCCAAGCTGTTAAACAACCACTTTTTGCAACAGGAGATTATCGTAATGTAGCTCAAACAAGTTTTTACCACCCAAGACAAGCGCTTCACGTAGTTAAAGGTACCGCTTATTCTGAATCAATTGGTGGCAACGATCCAGTTTATCATACTGTAGAAGTAACAATCCCCCAAGCTGGTTATGAAGTCAGCGTCACTTTTGATGAAGATGAAGATGCTTACAATTATCAAATAATAAAAAATGAAGAAGCTCCATACGATATAAATTATGTAATTGGTATACAAAGTACAGGAAACCCTCTTCCGGGATTAGGGACTCTTAACACAAGTAGAACTTACGTGGTTCCCCCTACTGAATATTACAATTTCAAAAATAATATAAATACGCAAATAATCCATTATACAGATAAAGACCATGTAGAGAGTTTTGATGAAAAACTTTCAAAAGTTCATACTGAATTTTTAATAGACGAAAACGCAGATTATTATGTCTCTGTCTTCGCTGTTTCAGAAACTAACACTCCATCTTATGGAATGGTTAAAAGGCTAACTGTCGACGACATTACAGTAGGTTTATCCAGCCTAGTCGGCACTGTCTCTTTAACAAATTTAGCTACAGAAGGTATTACTCACGTAGAAGGTCCAGATTTATCTTATAAACCTTCAGGTATAGAATCTTCCGAGCCCGGTTTTGAATGGCAAAGTTCTTTTCAAGGAATATTTAATGACGAAGGTAAAAACTTCACCATACCTTTCCCAGAAGATATTTTGGAATACAGAATAACTGTACGCGAACCTAGTTCTAGTAATATACCTGACGGTAACGTATTTATTGAAATAACTGGCTACAACACTCCCGCCGCTAACCCTAACTTCGTACTTCAACAACTGTACAACAACCCTAATTCTATTAGGGATTATATACATGATCCATATGTAACAGGCTGGAAAGACGGAGAAGCTATTAATGGTTGGGGTACAATGAATAACGCTGCCAAAGATGCTGCAGGAGCTCAGTGGCTTTCTGTAAGTGGTAGTGGATTCAATGTGTTAAATCAACCAGATCGTTTCCCTCGTAGACAATTTGATGTTGTGGTAGAAGCTCACGACGGACAAGGCAATACTAGCGCAGGAAACAAGGTCTTTTCTAATACTTTATTTACTGATGTAAAAGGATACGAAGAGTCTTGGGAAAATAAAACCTCTAACTATGACATTTTAGGAGTTAGCATAGATGCACCAAGTGGATTGTTTTTCGCACAAATAACTGGGTTCCCACTTAAAACTCGTTACATATCTCCTCAAACTGCTTACAACAGAAAATTCCCTTATCTAGCAGAAACTTACGTTTATCCAAATGGAATGCTGGAACTGAACATAGGTCATGCACAAAACGCTGACGGCCAAACAATATCAACCGATATTGAGCTCGAAAACATGTTTAACAATACAGCAGGTTTAGTTTATTATTATACGACTGGTAATAACCAAATAGTATTTAGTGACAGCGAAGATATAAAAGCCACTAGCATTCCTAGAACCCCTAAAAGATCTCCTGAATTTCAAGTGAGGGCTACTGAAGATAATTTAACTAGTGCTTCCAATATTAATTCAAGTGATGAAGTTCAAATGGTAAATGGAGAAGCTGTAGCTTTTGGCGGGTTAGTTAATTTAGGTAAAGGAGGATTTTCACCGGTTAAAAATACAGTGCGTAGAGGCTACTATATATTAAATGATTCAGATAATCTTTCTAATCTTAAAATCCCTTTTCCCAACATCAGTGATCATCTTGTAGAAAATATGGAAGTAACTATTGGCTTTTTTGACGAACTGCATAAAACTTCTGCTTTTGAACCAGATGGAATCACACCTAAATTCTTTGAAAGCACAAATTTAAAAACTCCTTTAATATATAGATTGCCGGGAATCAATTACTCAACTTCTGTAAGTTCAGACACTGAATATCCGGCCGCTGCGGGTCAAAGCTTAGATGAAGTTATAGATGAAGAAGATTACCAACAGTCATTTAAAGATACCCCGGGCAGCAGTGTTTTTGTAAATGAAAGCAGTTTAATGGGAGCGGATGATGAAGCTCTATCTTTTAGAGGATGGTGTGAAATAGAACTTTTACCTTGGGAGATTAACAATTTTTTATGGAATACTCAGGATGGGTCTATAAAAACAGCGGCGGGGGATTTTGTAAATGGAGCTGCTATGATAGAAGAATACCAAAAAAGAGCAGACACTGGTGCTATGAATAAAGAATATCTTCCACAATACAAGCCCATGGGCTTATACGGAATACAGAGCTCACCAGATAATATTATAAAAATCCCTTTATCCAGTGCTCATCAAAGGAACCCTGTCACTCAAACAATCCCATTTAAATTCAAGAGTAAAAATCTTTTTAATCCGGACATTTCTATCGAATATAAAAAAGAGAACCAAAAGTTAAATGTGCATATTGAAGGACTGGACCTTGATAAGGAAAAAACTAGCGTACTAATAAATGGTTACGCTCAACGCTACGCCGAGTCGAGAGATGCACTTATGGGGCGGCCCGGGAATACAATACCAGCATTTAGAACTCCTATTATAGCTGACACTAAAGTAAATCAAACTTCTCTAGACATAGTAGGTTATTGGGAAAATAACTCTATGGAAATGCAATGGAAGCCGGGTAAGGAAAGTAAAAAATTTGAACCCCAACCAAAGTCTTGGACATATCCCGATAAAATACTTTTTCAAATTGGAATTCTAGAAACTAACGAGTAAAATATAGTAATGAAACCTGAAATATTTCAAGCTTCTCTTGAAAGAGGGTCTAATAAACTTTACGTACAGTCTAATAAACAAATCGCCGTTAGAAATGGCGCCTTCATTAAACTCGGCGGTAATGATATATTCTACAGAGCAGAAAGTAGTGAAAACGTAAATATCAAAAGAAAATTTGATTACTCCGGCGACACCTTAACAATAAAAGGTAACTACCAATTCAAATTAGCAAAAGGAGATCTAGGAAAAATTTCTTTTAACGAGTACGAAGCGATAAACATCAACTCAATTGAAGAAAACGAATACAAGTACTCCATAGGGGATTTATTTTATGCTCAAGGAGGTAATCCTTCCAGTTCAAGCGGTAACTTAACTGGCGAATATACAGAGTTCAAAATAACGCGAGTTAAGGAAGATGGCAGTATAGATACCATAGAAATCAATAGACCGGGTCTTTACATACATCCTCCTCAGAATCCCGTAGAAGCTCTGGAAGAAAGCGGGAAGAAAATAAAACTTAATGTAGAGTATGATATATCCTCACAAGTTTCAATCGTCGAAAGAGATTTCAAAAGTATTGAATGTTCTCCCATAGAAACTCGAATAGGTCTTTCTTACCCTTTAGAGCGCGGAATAACTGAAGGTGAGTTTATAGTTTCTAAACAAGTTATATATTTAAACAAGGCTTACGATTCAGAGTCGTTTGAAACTGAAGTTTGCCAAATAACTTTCGATTATTCTCCTGTTAACGGCATACCTCTTTTGCCGCCTAACAGTATTGACCCTCAAACTTCATATAATGAAGCTGTAGCTATTATTGATAAAAAGCTACAGGAGATGGATAAGAGAATTACCCGAATGGAAAATATGAACTATTAACGCGAGGTCTTTTGTCCTGTTTGTTGTAGTAGTCCACCGGGACGTTGCTGTTTGACGATTTCCTGCAGAACAACTCCTTGGAGAATCTTTCCGAGCTCCTTGTTCTTCTCTGTTTCTTGTACGTCGTCTCTTTCTTGTCCAGTAGACTTTTGTTCAGTTGCTTCAGCAGTAGCTTCAGTTTTACCACTCTTATCAACGTTGATATTTATTTTTACGTTGTTTGTAGTATCGCCGATACCTCCCATTGCAGCGCCGGAAGCTCCTCCTTGGTTTCCTACCAATCCGCCACCTGCGTAACCCGGTAGGTTGCCGCGGTTTAATTCGGACATGACACTTACTCCATGAGTACGTACAGCAGAAGGGCTCATGATATATTCGCCACCCATTACTCGGGCTAAACCTCCTCCACTAGCCCCTCCAATTGCTTGGGGCATTCCCATCCCCCCAACAGGTAATCTAGGAGCGGGAGGATCTATTAAAGGGTTAAACGACTCTAAATTTTGCATTGAAGCTATAGTAGGGTCTACAGCTACAGGAGCAGGAGTAGGTTTTGGCCCACTCATAAACTTCGCGCCGCCAATTAACATAGCTGCACTTGCGTAAGCTTGAATCAAGTTCCCACGCTTCTTTCTTTTAACTGCGTCTACTGCATCTTTTCGCCGTTGAGCTTCTGTAGCTAAATAACCTTGATACTTAGACATTCTCTGCTCTTTCTCAAACATACGAGCAGTTTGAGGGTCACCTTCGCTTAATCTACCAATTAAAGATAACCTATCACTTACTTCAAATCTTCCTTCAGTTGGTCGGGCAGCTTCACTAATTAAAGCGCCAGTTTTAGGATCACGTCGGTAATAAACAAAAGCTTTATTTAAAGAAACAGATGCTGCTCCTCCTCCAGCTCCTATTCTATCTGCACCGCGAGCATCGGGGTCTGGCCCACCTAAGAAACCATATTTACTACGACCAAAACCATAATCTTGAGAAGGTAAAGGTTTAGGCCCGGCAGATTGTCCACCACCTCTGAGTATCCCACCCAAAGCGGCGGCTCCAGCACCTATAGCTAACATTTTACCCATGCCGGGGCCTTTAGTTTTGCCGCCTGTAGCATAACCATTTATAGCATTCAAAGTGTCCACGCCTAATCTATTAACGGCAGACTTACGAATTACAAACTCGCCGCCTTGCATTGCTGTTAACACATCATCCTTGTGTCCAGATCCGCCAGTTACTAGTCCTCCAGATTGATAACCTTTAACTAGTCCTCCTTGCGCAAAACCCATAGACTTAAACATCATTTTCGATGCCATGTCAAAAGACATTTGAGAG